ATGTATTGTCTTTCTGCAAAACTCAATTCGGAACACTTTGCAAGCACATTGATAAACTCGGCAACAAACATGTCAACCGTCCAGTTAATGAAATGATCAACAACGTGCGCCGGCAACTTATAACCTTTTGGACCGCCCAACTTGTGCATCGCCTTGTATGATGCGATCGTTGTTTTTCTCGTTTCCTGTTGCTCTTTTAGATAGGCTGAAATATTGTTGCGATAACGTTCCGAGTTGATCAGTTGTTCAACGGAAACGCCCTGCAATGCCTTACATGAACGGATTTTGTCAACGTTCTTTATTATGCTCAATGCGGTTTTGTAATCCATGTCATTTTAAAATTAACAACCCGTGGCCGTCAATAACAACCACGGGTATAGTCCATTATTTTTCCGTGATGTTATAGGCGGCGGCAAGCTTCTTTATGGTGTCGCCTCCAAAATCGTTCTTTGTCAAACTGATGAATTCCCGCATGGTCATGCTGTCATCCAGGCTTATGCCGTGGCGCTCGATAAACTGTTTCCTTCCGAACTCGCAGCTGCCTGTGAGGATGTTGTGAAGTCGGTACAGCTCCGAATTCTCTACGATGCAGTCCGGATCTGGATGTATCTTGACTGTTTCGGCGATCCTCTGCTCGATCGGTTTGGCTTGCGTGGCCTTTGCCGTTGCATCGTTGAATGCCTCGCGCAAAGTTTCTCCATGTGCAAAGAAGTTCTCGACACGGGCGATGTAGCACGGCACCTTGACGGAATTGTCCTTGATTGTGAATCCGATGGCGTATGATCCTGATACCCTTATGATGCATGTTGGAACATCGTCGATTTTGTATATTTTGTGGCCATCGAATTCAATAAATCCAGAGCCAGAGCCAGAGCCAGAGCCAGAGCCATCGCCAGAGCCAGAGCCAGAGCCATAGCCATAGCCAGAGCCAGAGCCAGAGCCAGAGCCATCGCCAGAGCCAGAGCAAGAGCCATAGCCATAGCCAGAGCCATAGCCATCGCCGATTTCAAGGAACTTCTCGATCTTAGCTTCTAACGAGTCCATATCGGCTGGTTTTCGAGGTTGGTGATTGCGGCATCGGTCAGCGGCATGACCTGGATCACCTCGTTGATGACCATGCTGGACACAACCGGTCCTATCTTGTCACCGGTTACGCCTTCGTTGGCGATCTGCGACAGGCATGACGCCCCGGTCCAGTGCCAGATGTTCCTCACGTTATTGATTTTGCACTGTTTGCCTTCCATCCATTCCATCGTGCCGAAATAGACGCCCGCTCCATATCCGCGGACAAGGACTTTCTTTCCAATGTAGTCTTTCATAATGTGTATTTTTAGTTGAAAACAATTATTTTTTTGATGTCATTTTTCCGTGTATTCCTCGACCAACATTTCAGTTTGTCCACGTTGTACCTGCTCAATGAAACCTTGGAAACCGTTTCGTTTAGCAATGTCAATGATCGTTTCAAGACGCTTCGCGCCCAACGATTCGCCGCGTGCGATCCTGAACACCTTGACTGTTGGATTGCAGGCGATGATAAGTTTTGCCGCGATCTCCATTGCCTGTGAATCAGAAACCTTGCCGGGGACAAACGGCACGCCGTTCAATTCAAGACCATCGTCCGTAAAGGTCAACCCATCAATCGGCAATTCTGCGGAAGAAATCAAATTGGCGCGTTCCTTGCCCAATGAATCAATCTTTTCGTCCATCTGTTCGGCCTTGGCCACAACCTCGTTGAACTGTTGTTTCTTTTCCTTGTATTGCTCAACCAAGGAATGTTTCTTGTTGTGGGACTGTGCCTGTTCCAGAAGTTTGGGAACATCGGTCTTTTCCGGGTTGTTTGCTTCATAAATTTGCAACCATTGTTCGGCGTTGGCCTTGCGTGTTTCAAGATCTGCTTTTTCCTTTTTGAGGTTTTCACGATCGGTTTTGGCCTGTGCAAGCGCTTCTTCGTAGGCGATTCTCGCTTCTTCAACACGCGCTTCAAGTTCGTACTTTTTATTGGCTAAATTTTCGTCAATTTTGCGTTCACGATCCGGGATCTCTGCTAACTGTTCCGTCCTTTTTTCGATGGCGGCGCGCACCGTCTTTGCTTTCTCGATCAACGCGGCATTGGTGCGTTGCTTTTCCATCAAATCGGTAACGTCAACCGGTTCTGCGTATCGCTCGACATCGCCGGGTTCCAATTGCTTTTCCATCGTTTCGACAAAACCAGCAAAAGTCTTGACATCGCGATTAACACCCGTGCGCTCATTTTTCAATCCGGCAACCTCTTTGTCAATGGCTTCAATACGTTCACGGATTTCTGGTGCCAACAGAGCCTTAACAACTGCAATTTGTTTGCGCCGGCCCTCGACGGTTTCGGACCATCTGGAAAATTCCACAGCGTCGAAGTCTTGGTAACCAAAGATTCGGGACAACATCGAAACATTGTTGGTGGCCATGCCCGTTGACTTCTGTTTGATTGTCAGCGTTCCGCGCGGGTTGTTCTCGGTAAAGGACAACGAAACGTCGAATTCCTCGCCGTCATCCCCGACAATCATTTTCGCAAAACCTTTGGATGCTCCATTACGCAAAACCGCGTCTCGTTCTCCGGTAAGTAATGCTCCGATTGCCTTTAACAACGTGGACTTGCCAAGTTCATTGTCGCCAGTTACAAAATAAACATTGCCGTTAAATTCGGCTTCAAACTTCTCTATTACTTGGAAGTTCAACAATTCTAACTTTTTAATATACATCGTATCGCTTTTTTGTTTTTTCCGGGAAAACGCCCGGCCGTTTTATTTTGACGGTCTGCCATATGGTCTCCAAGTGTTGATTGAAATGTATTTACCTGCACATGTTACATATAAATCCATCGCATAACCATTGCAGTGTGCATACCAGTTTCCATGACAGCTTGCTTTATCGTCGCCACATTTCACTGCAAATTGTTTAACCCTTTTAATATCTTCATCGCAAACTTCAATTCTAAACTCTTTATATTCTCCTCTTATCAATGATTCTTCGAACTTCTTGCCGTTTTTGACAGTAAACTTAACGCCTTCAAGATAAGGATGAATGTCGATTGTGTATGTTTTCATTTCATTTAATTTTTATCCGGGAACCGGCCCGGGGCCGTTGGATCATTTATCAATCACGATGCAAAATTAAGGATAATTTTTTAATTTGCAAGTGTTTTTTTTATTTTTTTTAAAAAATGCAAAAAAAATATCAAAACAATTTTAATGAAGGATTCAACAACTGATCGTTAAGCGCGTCCAAATCTCTTTCCATCCGTTTCGACAAATCCAACACTTGGGGATTTCTGGTTGCAAAGTAACGGCGTTGATTGTGTCGCATCGTTGCGACAAAACGGATGTATTGAGCGGCCTGTTCTGGCGTTATTTTTTTCAAATCTTCGATTTGAGGGAGTTTTACTTCTTCCATGTGTAATTTATCATTTTTTTAGTTTGCGTTTGTTAACGGGCTTGGAATTGGCCTTTTTCGCTGGACGGCCTTTTTTATTTCCCTGTTGTTCGCTTTGTTGTTGCTCCCCGGCTCCTTTTTTCTGTTCGTGGGCGCAATCAACAAAATTTACGACAATGCCGCCACGGAAATCGTCGCATTGGGTACACTCCTTTGATCCAACATTTATTCCGAGGCGATGCGGACAATTTGGCGTTACAACAACAAACATTCTTTTCATGTCAAAACAATTTTTGGTATTCGCGCGTCGGCAACTGTTCTTTGACCCATTGCCGTCTGTTCATTAAAGCCCAGCGGCCAAAGTGCATGATCAACAACGCGTCTGCATTCCACAACGTCACTTTTACGCCCGGGTACAATTTCCCGGCGTGTTCTTGATAACGTCGTTTCCTGTCGGCCTTTTCCTCGCGTTGGCCGTGTGTCCGCAATTTCAACGACGTTTGCCAAGTCATAGGATGCACCATTACATACGGAATGCCAGACGTTTCGGCCAATGCTTTTAAATGTTCAAAATTGGCCATCAACTTTTGTATCCGGTACATTTTACCCATCGCGGCCCGGTCACCCTGTACCATGACATCATCGGGGCGAACCGACAATTTTTCAAGAAAAACAATCGGCTTGAAATTTTCGCAATAGTACGCAAAAAAATCTCGCAAATCCGAAACATCCTTCGGCATTTTCGCAACCTTGGTGTTTTGTCCCGGTATGTAAATGGCAATGCCACCGTTGGCACCCGGATCAATGCCAATAACACAATTTATTCTGATCTTATCCATCACTCAAACTTTATGTAGTCAGTTATTACGATCCCATTTGAAACCATCTTTTCAAAAGCATCTTCCAACGCCTTGCGACGTGCCATCATAAACGCGCCACCTTGTAATTCCGGCGATTCTGGTCCGTCGTTTTTCAGCCTCTTGACATCCCAGAACTTTCCGAGTTCGGCAAAATCTTTAATGGTCTTGTCAAAAGCCGCCTTCTGCTCAACCATCGTAACAACGATTTCCGGTGCCAATCCAACGGATGCCAATAGGTTGTAAAACAACATTTCCGAAATCGTACTTATGTCGGGCATCTTTTTGTTTTCCTTGAAAAATTCGAAGGCATCAATACATTCGCGCTTGGTAATGTTACGCCATTTGATTTCCTCGTTCTTATCGACTTTCTGTTCCTGTTCCGGCATCGCGTTGTATGCCTTTTTTAACACCTCGTCACGGCGCAACCTGTATGCGTTCAAGATCTTGCAAACATATTCAGCATTGAATTGTTGGTAATGGCCCCGGTCTGGTTGACCGTCGCGTCCTTTTGGCAAGTAATCATCCAATTCTCCGGTAATCGACATTTCAAACGCCATCCGGAAATCACGCAACGTCAGCCAATAGTAATAACGTTTAAGGATCTCGCACAACCTTACAACCATGTAGCCTTGATCGGATTCGTCGGTTGATCTGACACCAACATCCCTTGCAATGAACTTTAACGCCTTCGCAAGATCCTTGGCCAGTTCAACGTTGTCATATTCTGCAATGGTTTTGGTTGTGGACGCAAGGAACACGGAACGGTCAACGGGTCCCAAGGCGTTCATCACTGCTGGAACGTTAGCCATTTCCCGGCGTATAACAACCGCCGATTTTTGTTTGTAAATTGATACACCTGTTTCCATGATCAATCAGCCATTGAACGTAAATATTCTATTGCATCCGGGGATAATGCACTGCCGGAATTCCCGATCGTGTGAAGTTTCTTTTTTTCCATGTCTCCACGGATGAAGTTTCTCGCCGTCGCGATCCAATCTTTCATTTTTTTGCCTTTTTGGGCCGACCAATCAGCAACGGCATGATAGTAATAGACAATATCAACATTTTTGAATTCGGGTCCTTTGAATTCGGCTGCAAACTTTTCAAAATCGACAAAACGCGAATTCTCAAAAAGACACGCGGCCGGTTCAGATGTCCGTCGCGGCCTTGTAATTGTTACGGTTTCAAAATCGGAATCCGAAAACAAACCGCCGACGGCGGTATTTTGATCTTCTATTGATTGATTATTAATTATATTTTGATTGCCTAAACAATCGTTGGGGGTTGCGCCTAAACAATCGTTGGGGGATCCCTCAACAATTGTTGATGCTTGCGAATTTTCGTTTTGGGTTGAAAAAAACACTTTGTCATAGTTCGGGCCAAACTTATAAAATGTTTTCCTCATTAAATCACAATTGGGATGTCTTGAAAGTAATCCAGCATCTATTAGTTTGTTGATCCTTTTAATTATTCCTGCTCCCGTAGAAATACCAAGTATCGGCAATTGCTTGATTATGGTTGTGTGGGATACCCAGAAATACGTCCCGGATTCTGTCTGTAACTTCATGCACTTTTCAGAGTGCGCATAATGTTTGATAAAATCAAAAATTGTCATATCAACAACGTCCAAATCCAGACCGGAATTTATAACCGCAAATTGGTTTATTGTTATGGTGTACTGCATTATCTGAAACAATTATATGAATTATCAAGTTTATTAATACGTCTTTGAGAAATTGCCAAATCTTCAAATTCTTTTGTTGTAACCCATTTTATTAAATCCGGCAAAGTATTAGATAGTAACTTAAAATAAGTTCCATACCAATCGAGTTGATGTGAATTCATTGCAATTTTCATCAACATTTTTCCATCAATTCCACACCCAAAAATATTGCAGATCAAATGCAATGTTTCATGTGTCGTTCGTGGCAATAAAACCAAGTTTTCAATCGCATTGTTTCCTCTGTCACCGTCGATATGGTGTATATCAAAATCCGGTGGAATTTTAATGCCATAATGATTTTCGTATGATTTTCGATAGTTCATAAAAAACAAGGCCCCATATTTCCAGAAAATCGCTGCCACGATTTGTGTACTTTACAGGGCACTTTAAATTTTCATTCGGTCGTGGCAGCAACCGCTATTTGCTTGCAAAGATAATATTTAAAGTTCAATTCCAAAATATTCCTCCATAAATTTTTTCGCTTCGATTTTATGTTTTAAGTCCATTTTTTATAATTTTAAGGGTGTGGCGGGGAATCGAACCCCGAGGCCCATTTAATTGGATATTTAGCGAGATTAATTGCCGAATCTACCTTTATCGGCGTCATCCACACCCCTTTGATTTTTATAATAATTTCAATTGCACATTTTCTGACAATAATTTTTTCGCGTCCCTGTAAAAATCTTTCTTAATCTCAAAACCATAGGCACGACGGCCACAATTTAAAGCCGCCAGCAATGTCGTTCCCGATCCGGCACACGGATCTATAATTACATCGTTTGGATCACTGAAAATTTCAATGATTCTTTCTAACAATGGAACCGGCTTTTGCGTGGGATGTATTTTGGGCGTTTTGTTGTCGCGCGGCCATTCAAAACAATTAAAGATCATGCGACCATCATTATTGAACTTTGGCAATTTGTCTTTATATAAAACCAATCCATATTCACAATTCCCAACAATTTTCATGTTGGCTTTTAAAACTTGTGCCGAAAAGTTTTTACGAAATACAAGAGGAATATAATTCTTTAAACCATATCTTGCACCCAATTCAATATAATAATGCAATTGTTCAAATGCACAAAATAAAACCATACACGGTGCCTGCGATTTCTTTTTTGAACCAACTGTTTCTTCTTTACACTGTCCGAATTCGTCTATATCAGCGTCGCTAATTCCATTTTTTGGTTCTTTAACCAACATTTGGGAACAAAAGTGCATAAATTCAGCCGGACGAAAATCTTTATCGGTATCGAAAAATTCTTTTCCTGCCAATTCGGATTCGCCATTCTTATTATCTCCATCTTTATACCATGCCGGGTTAGACGCATATGCGTTTTTACCAAGGTTGTACGGAGGATCAGCAATGATAAGTTGTGCATGTGGGATGCCATACACTTTGAAATTTTGAAAATGATCGTTAAAAAATTGGATCCGTTCCATATCAAACCGATTTTTCTTGTGATTTTTCCGGCAACAATAACGAAAGACTTTGTGTCGGAGCAATCGCCTTGCGGATCTCGTCAATACGCGTGTCGTTCGCAACAAGGGAAACGACAGGATAACGTGAATTGACACCGGGTTTATTGCTCTTTGCAAACTGAACCGACAAATCAAACGGCGTTTGGCACACAGTGCCGCGTAAGATCTGCACACCATCAAACGAGTTTCGAATATTTTTGATCGACGAGGCAGCGCCCTTCGTCGAAAACTGCCATACACCAACGACACCACGGACGGCCGGAACGATGAATCGCAATGTCAATGACACGTCCCAATTGTCTAAACCGCGTTTGGTGGGGTTTCGCTTGGCGATCTGGTCCATGATGTCCGGATATTGGTCAACTGAATACGGGGCATATTTCTTTCCGTCCCATATCTCAAATGTACGTCCATCGCCACAGGCCACCAACGCGCCCTTATCGTCGCGGTATTCGTAACGTTCATTGCAGACATTTGCCGGTTCATCATCCGGGAAAATAACCGTGATGGTTTGGGGACGTTCGCCCAACGCTTGCGTAAACAGTCCGGCATATTTGCCGGTCGCGCGGAACCAATCTATCGAAGTGGGCAAACCTCGTTCGTTTTTCATTCCAATGTGCAAACGGCCTATTTCTGGCAATTCAAGCATCGCACCGCCTTGTTCTGGCCTGTATATTCTTCCCTCCATATTACAATTCAATTTCAGTGTTCAACAAATTTTCTTGCTCGGCACGTTGTTTCTGGTCCGGTGTCGGTTCTTCCGGCTTTGTCGGTAATTCTTTCTGAATTTCCGTTTTAACGGCATTTTGTGGTTCGGATGATGTGTTTATCGTTTCCGGTTCCTTGGTGCGTTTAGAGCGCGTTTTTGTGGCTTTTTTCGGGGTTTCCGGTTCCATTGCGGGTTCTGGTGCGTTGGCCGGACGTTCTGGGGTGTCTTTTGCATCCTTTTTTGAACGGATCAGTTCTGCCAATGACAACGTTAATACATTATCCGCAATCTTTCCCCGGTCAAGTTCCAGAATGCCGTGAACGATTGTCAACGTATTGTCGCGCTTTTCATCCTCGATCGTGGCCAAGGCCAACAGATACGGCAACTTTTTTGCGTTAACCGAATCGGTTTGATCTTTCAAATTGTATGTCGGTTTGGCACCGCGCCAATCTTTCGGAGAAAAGTTGAACACACGCTCAATCGGGACGTTCTCAAAATTGACATTCCACATTTCCCGGTAAAGATGCAATTGCAATTCGTGTTCCTCGTAGAAACCTTTGCGTCCACTTTTGAAATCGACAATTGCCGTAAATGTTTTCCCCGTCCTTGGATCGGTCATTACACACGGCAAATCCAGACATCCGGCATAATGGAATTGAGGATGCACCAAGCCTATTTCAACGGCCAAAGGTTTGATGTTGTAATCCTTGACAAATTGGGCGAATGCCAAAACATCCTTGCGGATCTTCACAACCCATTGTGAAAACAGGGATTCCGGGACGTGTTCGCGCTCCATGTACGGGATAAGTACGGCGGGAACATTGTCGAAGTCGTAACGGCGATTGATAAGCAGCGTTTCGAATTGTGCGTGCATGAACGTACCGTATGCGGCCGCAATGTCGCGTTTTTCGGTGCCTCCATCCTTGCCGTTGGCAATCATCCAATCCAACAAGGCCGGAGGCGTCGGCATGACTTGTTTTAACAATGTCGTGACGGACGGGTAAAATTCCGGTTCGCCAAACTCATTGTAACGGTAATAATAACGGTAACCATCGGAATTGAGTTGGAACACCCGGTACGGCGGTTCTTTCAATGCGTCGGCATTGAAGAACACGGCTCGGATTTCCTCAACAGTCATTCCCGGGAACACTTCTTGGACGTGTTCCGTTTCGGGTGCCACCAAATCAGCACACCCGGATTCATTTTGTTTGATTTCTTTTTCCATCGTATCGCAATTTTTTATTTAAGCCGTCTAAAACGGAAGTATTCTACTAAAAAAACGAGCGTCATGCCAAATGCAAGTATGGCAACAATGATTTGCGCCGGGTTCCAGAATATCCCGACAATGCAAAGCGCGGTAACAAGGCCCCAAACAAAGGCCCAAAATAGATTCAGAAAGTTAGAGGTTTTCATTTTGTTTAATCGTTAGTGAGTCCAAATAAGAAATCGGCCGTGCATCCGGTCATTTCACAAATAATTTTAACCCATTCTGGGTTGATCTTGGTTGTCTTGCCGGAACACAACCCCGTCATGTTGACTTGTTGCGCAGCCTCAGAGGAATCCGGCCACAACTTGGCGGCCAAGTCCTTTTTCAAAACCTTTTTGCCCTGTTCCTTGGCGCGGGCCAACGCCTGTTCAATTCTAATCATAACTCTTTTTCACTTTTAATTGTTTCGCCACAATCGGCACATTTATAAACGTAAAAGTCAACAACCCAAGAATTGGGCAGCCAATAGTCGCCATCATTCAATTCGTGTCCCTCCGTGTCCCAAAACTCCAATTTTCCGCCACATTCCGGGCAACCCTCGGACACGATTTCCAATTTGCAGAACGTATCGAACAATCCGGACGGGATCGCTATTCCATAAATTGAGTAGAGGAAATTGCAAACATCTTTGACGTGTTGGTTTCCGAGTACCTTTTGGATTGTGACGCCAACGTTGGCCATCGTATCTTCCATCAATCCGGCATCCACCAGCCCGTCGTACAGTTCGCGGCCGTGTTTTTCCGCGTCCGTTTCCTTGCCGTTCACCGCAATTGCGGCCATCGTCAAGAATTGTAAATTTTCGTCGTTTTTGAATGTCATAACTTGTTCCGGGTATCCGCCCGGTCGGGTCTTAAATCAATATTCGGGTGCAAATATAAAGGTTCTTTCTTAATTACCAAACTTTTTTTTTGTTTTTTTTATATTCTGAATGAAAATATTTTGTTGTTCGCCTGGAACAACACCACGTAAACATTTATTTTTGCAATGTCATTCGTTAACCTTTAAAATTAATCATCATGCCCGTACAAAAAGTTCCCGGGGGTTATCGTTGGGGCCAATCCGGTAAAGTTTACCCAACCAAAGAACAAGCAGAAGCACAAGGACGCGCCATACTTGCGTCCGGTTACCGCGAAAAACCGACACAAGGCAAAAAGAAATAGGAAATTCCCCAAAAATTTTCCGACATTTCCTATATTTGCACCGTCTTTTTACCATCGTATCGCCCAATCGGTATTCTGACAACCCCGCCCGGATCAAACCAGACGGGGTTTTTTCTTGTCCCTGTTTGGATTAATAGACCTAATCCGTTCGGCCATTCCCGGGTCATGCTTGCAATAATAATCGTACTTATATAACTCGCCATAACATCCCGTTTCCAACTCGTATTTAATCATTATTGCAGGCTCCAACTCGATAATTGACACATATTGTTCTTTTCGGACATCTAATTTTAAGGCAAGTTCAAACGTCGGATCAATGTATTTGTCCCCGAACTTAACAAAGCCGTGTTCAATCGGGAACAGATAATCATCACACGTGAACCCTTCAACATATCTTACCGGTTCCGTAAAAAGACCACGGGACAACGGGGGCGACATCAGTTTTACAAACTTCGATGAATTACTGTAACAATGTTTTGGTTTGGCTTCGTAAAACTCTCGCAGGAAGTCCAATTGTTCCGGGTTGAACACTTCGGACATCGGTACACATTCCACCACATGCGCGTCTTTAACCATTGTTTCCCAATACGCCTTATGTTTCGCGCCCCAATCAAACCCGGCAACAATCCTTAATTCCTTTATAATTTGGTTTGTTTTCATGTTAAATCGAATTTTTCATGTGTTTATGCAAAAGTGCATAAACACTATTAATCGCATCTTTGTTTTCGTTGTATTCATCACGTGTGCAATCTGCAACAAAATCTTCCAGCATTTTATAAATAAATTCCAGATCGTCAATTGTCATCGTGTAACGGCGCGAACCTGTTTCATCGACAAAACCACGTTCGTTTTTCCTGCTATTTACTTCGTCTTTTCTCATTTTCAATTAAGGTTAAACGATTTTTTAACTGCATCAATCAATTTGTCTTGATAAACAATGCTATTTCTGGCCTTTTCCAGACCGTCCCGCATTGAGGCCGGAACAATGTGGTCGATTATAAAACCAACAACATTGTCTTTTGCTTCTATTGCAATCATACTCCAATTCGTAACGTATGTGTCATCTGGATTTGTCAAACCGGCTTCGATACACGGCCTTTTTGTCAAATCCATATAACGTTGCCACTCTTCATCGGAAAGTAGGAAATCAAAAGTTGAGTCCGTGATCCTGTCCCCAACCTTGATGACGTCTTGACTTTCCCCGCACTTTTCATATTCCATTGTGCTAACAAAGTCATTATCTTGCAGAACTCTGTCGTAAATCTCTTTAAATCGTGCGTTTTGGACCTCCTCGCCAAATTTTGCGAGTTCATAAGTCTTTAAAAGTTCGATCAACTTTGCTTTGTTGGTTGTGCAATTCTTTTCAAGTTCGGCACAAATGGTTTTTTCGTTTTCCATTTTTTTAATGTATTTATGTTTGACAATTAATAAACGTAAAAGGAAATTTTGATGCCACGGCGCAACTTGCATACGCAAACATCGCTTGGATCACTAAATGCACGATTTAAAAGCCGATTTGTCAACTCCATGTTGTTGACAAGATCAATAAGTCCAGAAACACCGACCAATGTATTGATCTTTTTCCCGTCAACCATTCCGGACACCTTTATCTTGTAAGTCCGGTTGATTTCTTTCGTTGTATATTTCAATGTCGCTTCCATTGCTTGGCCCTCCTTGAATTACTGCATTACTACATATTTACCGGTTGATTGGTTCTTGTGGGTGAAAAATCTGGCTCTCTTTTCACCACACTTGATTGCAACACAAGGGAGATTCCATTCGTTTGACCATCTGGTCATGAAGTCGAACATTTCGTTTTTGTCATTGAAGAAACGGAGAGTGCTTTCCTTGCCGTTATCGATTTTGTTTACTTTGAAATTGTGTGACATTTTTTTGTCTTTTTAGTTCCGAGAACCGCCCCGGGGCGTTGGATCATTTATCAATCACGATGCAAAATTAAAGATATTTTTTTAATTACCAACACTTTTTTTATTTTTTTTCAAAAAAAAGTTATTTTTTTAAAAAATTCGATTTGCGACGTTATTTTTTTGCGGATGATAAATTATATCATCTGGCAATCAAAATGCGTCAGAATGCAAAAAAATCAACGAAATCCATAAAAAACAAAAACCCCGGTAAACAGTTGCCGCTGTACCGGGGTAAAAAAATAATAACCCTGTTTTTAATAAGAGGAGGATGCAAAAATACAATTATTCTTCAATAACAACGTGCTCAACACCGATAATTGACGTGTGCGGATTCTTATTTACTACATCCACGCGCCGGTCAACAACCTTGTGCGTTTTCCAAAGGAATCCAAGAAAACGTTTGTATTTGACGGATTCGGCAATTAACAACGAATCCCGGTTTATCAATATACCCGTAAATGCGTCATTTGTCAACATGCCGTCGAAGTCATACCATTCATCGCCACAATGGACGGCCACGGCCGGCACCAATACAGAATCGACCAAAACAACGGTGTCTTTTGGAACGGCCAACAATTCAATGATGGTTTGCGATTGGGTTTTGTTGATGGAAGCCAAATCGCGGTTCTTTGTCTGCAACTCGCGTATCAACGCCGCATCCTCGGCCCGGTAAAGTTCAAATTCCTTTACCGACAATTCCAATGATTGCACCCGGGCCGCGCTCAATGAATCACGCACACGGTACGTTTCGACATCACACAACAAAGTTGTCGTGTTATGCCTGTATTTATCACAATCGCGCTTTAATTGTTGGATTTGCCGATATTGAGCCCAGACAAAACAAAGGATTGCGACAAATGCTGCCGCAATCCCGATTCCGACTTTGTTGCGAAAATCCATTACCCGGCGATATTTGTGGTATCAGTCGAATTGTAGGACCAACCGCTTTCGCCGTGATCATACGAAACCGTTTCCACAGTGGATGCGTCGGTGTAGGTAAGGCACAACCCGCCGTTTTCGGCATCCTTGTACGAAACGACATACAGGTGGTGGGCGGTGCCGGTTTTCTTGGCGACTTTTGCGCCGACCTCCAAGCCGTCGAGTTGTTCGTCGGTTAACTTCGTGATGTCGGTTACCTCGATAGGTGCGGCCGCTTTTGCGAGTTCGGAAAGGATGGTTGACAATGCGCCTCCGGCGTCAACTTGGTTACCTTGGCCGGCGATCTTTTCGGCAATCATCGAAATAAGTTCTTCTTTTTTCATGGCAATTAATTTTAATGGTTAAACTTGTTATTAATTCCTGTGTCCTATAATAGTCACAATCGGAAATTCGCTTTTAACATCGAAACAAGGGCAAGCCTTGATCCATTCGTAACGGTTAATGATTCCATCCCCGTTCAAGTCCGGGGATGTGTCGCGGTGTCCCAATACCTCCACAATCGGGTATTTGTCCATCAACTCATAGATCAACTTGTGCATGGCCTTTTTCTGGGCCATTGTGCGTGTGTCCTTTGGAATGGTTTTGCCGTTTTTGTCAAGTTTTGCGACAATCTGGCCTTTTGCGTCCTTTGTTGCCTCCAACCCTCCGATGTAACAAATACCGATCGAATGGGTGTTGTATGACCTGCCGGACAATCCCTTTGTGTTGCAATGTGCACCGTCCATTGTCAACGGGCGTCCGATTTCAACGGTTCCATCCAAGTCGACCACAAAGTTGTAACCGATCATCTTCCAACCCTTTTTCCGGTGCATTGCGTCGATGTCCTTGGCCCGGACGTCGTTGCCCTCCGGGGTTGCAGAACAATGGATGATTATTGCATCTATGTTTTTCGGATTCATGTTTTATTGTTTTAAATGTCGTTTTCCGTTGTTTCTTCTGTCGGTTCAAGCACATCTTCTATCTCTGGACGCTTGAACAGTCTTGCAAGCAATTTTATCACGTTGATCTTTTTCTTTACTCCCTTGTATTCCAAGTAATTGTCGATAATAGATGACATCTCTATCACACAGACAACCGCCATGATGATGACGGAGAGGGTCGGCAATCCAAACACGCTGCCGAAATTGACACCGACCACCGTGGCGATGGATAGCCAGCAGATGTAATCTACCAACTTGTTAAGGCTGCGTCTCACAGCCCGTGATGGGCGGATGTGTTCGCCTCTCTTCTTCGCGGCTGCAATGCCAAACCTCAAATCTCCAAGAATCAAGATGACGGCAAGGATGAGAAACCAGATAATCCGCTGCCAACCCTCGACAAAAGGCGTAAGAACCGTTGCCGTAAAGCCTGCTATGATGTTGCGTTCTTGCATTTTTTATTATTTTAACAGAGTTTTTTGCGATTGATTCAATCAAGTGTAAATACTATATAATTTGCAACGTTAGATGATGTATCAAACCCAACATACAATCTATTAGACACAACCTGATTTGTCAATAGTGATGCGCCATTAGTTTTTTCAACAACTTCACCAACAACAAGACCGTTCATGAAACTTGGGAGGTTTACTGCAAGTTTAGCGTGAGATTGCTGATTGTGAACGTAAACAATGTATTTGCTGCCATCTTTGTACCAATAAACTTGTCCCTCATTCGTATTGGGGTCAAACCAGCAGTAATAACAACTTAATTCGTCAATGAATGTATCGTCTATTATTCCATTGACAAAACCAGAGGAACGAAGCAATATTGGATAAAACTTATTCAGTGTTGAGCCACCATAAGAACAACATCCTCCAGAAGGATTATAAAGATTTCTCTTCTCTGCGACTGTAATTCCTCTTACAAGAGAGCAACCACCTGCCATACCTACAAGATAATTATTGCTGTTGTCTTTAAGATAGGAAATGCACCTTTCTGGTTGGTCATCCACATTGTAAAGGTCAGATGCAGTTCTACTTACAGAAATGGCATTTGCTCCTGTTGTACCGTCATCCGAATCAAATGGAAGGTCAACACGATGTCCATTTACCTCTTTCTTAACTTTTGGTATTAAAGTAAAACTATGATAGTTCCCGAACTGAAGCGGCATCTGCGGTATGCATCCACGAAAGTCGGAAACAACAAATGGATTGATTGTATTTATCACTGTGTTACAAGTGCAACTACTACCTATGAACGTGAATGTCCTGTCAAAATCAATTAAACTATCACCATATACTGGAGTTGGGAACCATTGTGATACATCTCCAACACTATACCCCTTTATGTTCTCAACAATCTTGAACTCATTGCAATAGTATATACCGTCTTCTGTGATAAGAAGACTATCTGCAAGCAGCTGCCGATTTTCAACAGATTGAATCACCAAGTCATATCTTGAAGAAGTACCACTTATTGATGACGTATGAACTCCACCTGATATATGTGTTAGTGTTGTTGGGTAGGGTAAATCACCTTCCCAAGAAGAAGAATACACACCAGTTATAGTATTTTGGCTGATAACAGGCAACCAATAAATGTAATTACCTTCTACCTTGCCAACAACAAACTGCCTATCGTTTTCATCAACCCATGTTGAACCAATATCACTGCTATCAAGGGTCTGGCTTGCAACTGTCATTCTCGGAATAGTCCAACCGTGTTGTGCATAGAGATACCAGAAACTGCTGACACCCATAGCACCAACCATGTCACCTATACTGCCAACTTTATAGGAATTATTCCTTAACTGTTCATCCGTTAAAGTCTTACCACCTACATAATATTCAAGGAATGTCATGTTCTTTCCAGTTGCGCTCTCCCACATTCTTATAAGGATGTCATTGTCATCGGAAAGACTTGTACGAATGTCACAATAAACATCACTCTTAATTATCTTCATCGCTTTTGACGCGACTTCATCAAGTTCCTCCCTTTTAACATAGTCATCCAAATCGAGTTCCCATCTGCACATTAAATTAGCATAACCGTTAGGATTATCCGACTTTCTTAACGTAACGCAACAGAACTTGGCTCCATCGAGAACTACACCAGTTATGTTGTTACCCAAGTAGTTTGTACTGTTAATTTCCGGTTTAGAAAACCACAAATACCTAACTATTGTTACATTGTCTAGAATAATTTTTTTATATGATGAATCAATTGAAATCCACAAACTATCGAAATCTGAACTCTCTAGGTATGTTACATTGCTTCCACTTAAAGAGGCAATATGATTGTAATCAATGAAAAAACCTCTCGGAGCTTGCTGCGAAAATCTTTCCAAGTCTTTCTGGAATGAAAAATAATCTCCAACAAGTGATAGATTGAACTCAGATATCATTGATTTTCTGACATTAACCTTGACTGTTGTAGTATTTTCTGGCAAATCCAACGCCAAGTCTTTTACATAAGTTACCGTTGAAGAGCCCATGATGATTTTGTCAAGTAAAGTATTCTCATTATAAAAGAAAATCATATATAACGTGACGCTTGGAGGAAACATACCGCTAAAGCAATACAGATTAGTTTCATCAACATTGAATGACCATATTTCATAGTTATCGGAAGAATTAACTGTGCCATCGCTATTAATGTATGAATTAGGAGTTACTGAATCTGGTGTAAGCACCTCATGTTCGCTTACAACAGCATCAAGTTGATTTATAGAACTTTTTATAGGATTTAATTGTTCATCAATATTATAATCAAACCTTACAAGCGTATTGTCGTAGCCATTGGGATTATCTGATTTTCTTAATGTAATACAGCAGAATTTAGCTCCAGTAGGAACAACACCATCAATATTGTGGCCAACAAGATTTTCATAAACTAAATTTGGCGAATTGAAAAACACGAATCTTGTTGTTACTGCACCGTCAATATAAATCTTTTTATAATCTGATTCAAGTGCTATCCAAAGACTGTCAAATGAATTATTTTCCACATAAGCACTTGAGGAAGGTGTAACATAATTAACTGAAAACAAATGATTAAAGTCAATGTAAAATCCATTGGCTGCATATTTTATCTTATTCAAAAGTTCTTCTCCATTCAAGTTCAATTCATCTTCAGTTACATACATTCCAGATTGTGTCACAACAAGATTGTTGTAACCACCTGGATTGCTTGAATGAGGAAATGTCAGTATTGCAATCTTAGCATTAGTGGGAACATTAACTTTTTGGTCTTGTGGGTAGGTGTAAGATTCCAACTTTGTTGTAGAGTTAATTGTATGCTCGTCGCTATAAAAAGTAATTCTTGATACAGTATTGTTCTTAACTTGTAAATAAGTGCTATTGTTAAGAATATTAACCCATCCACTGTCGTAGGATGTAGAAGCCACATACTCCCAATTCGATGAGGATATTACATGGTTTAATTCAATGAATGCATTTCTGTTAATTGAAGATAGCGTTTGTTCTAAATCCCTATTTTTAAGATTCAGTTCTTTTCCTTGCTCAGCGGACAACACATCATGAACCCCACCAATTGTAGGGTCGTTGACAATCGATACCTCATTCACTTCTTCTCCGCTTGCAAATTTTGCTGTTATTTCACACAAACTGTAATGCCAAGTTGTATCGTAATACAACACCGCTAAATTACCAGCCGGAATTGTCGCGGGACCGAAATTCGGATACGTACCGGATGATGCAAGATAAAAAACTCTTTGATCAGGTGTTCCCGGGTTTGTGTCTGGATGTGCAACACCTACAAATTGATAGCCACTTCCAAGAGAATTGATCATTGACAACAGCGTCTGTTGCAAGATCGTACCGGTTATTTCATTGTTGCCATTTTCTGTAATTACAGACTGGATTGATGCTATTAAAGTTGCGTAATTAGACATATCCTTGATTATTAAAGTCGTTATTGAAATCTTCGTTGAAGTCACCACCTTGGGACTTTGCATATCCGCGACCGATTTTCTTTGCAACAGTCGCAGTGTTAAACTCCGCCTCGACACTTGCCACATCTCCGTTATTTTCCCACTCTGGCGTAATTAAAAAAGTATCCAAACTATACGTCTGGTTATTTTTTGTTATTTGGGCATAATCGGCCATTCTAATTAACCTCATTACGTCCAATATGTATTCCGATGCAAGAAAACTGAAACGGTATTTTTTCTCCGAAATTTGCTTAATTGGGAAAAAGTAACCATCCCTTGTTTCTCCCTCCTCATCAAAGGTATATTCCGGCTTTGCGATGTCCGCCTGCAAATACAAAACATTCTTGAATTTCGGATTGGTGTAAACAATGGATCCGGCATCCATCGTGAAATCCTCGACATCCCACCATTCGATTTTAAGATATGGTGCGATGTCGTTTACAACCGTGAAGATTTCCGAATAATAATTTGTCCCATTTAATGTAATCTGCAAATAATATTGTCCGTTGGCCAAGGATGTAAAGGCAGGTAACATTCCCGGATAAACCGCAACGGTATAACCCAATTCGGAAAATTGCTTGAATGCAAAACCCGTGTTGTTCATCTTGGCCGCAACGCTTGAATCAACAACGGTGTTTGCCTTTGCCTCATACAACACACATGCGGACATTGACGGGTTGGCGTTGTAATCCAAAAGTATTTGAAACGGCAACAGGAATCCGGCCGGGGTAAACAAAGGATAAACACGCCCGTAAATCCACCATTTGCGTGCGTTCTGTTGGTCAATTGACGTGTACCAAGGCAATACGGATAAATTGTTATTCGGTATCATATTTTAGCGTCGTGTTTGCGTTTCGACTGGACAAATTTAAAGACATTTTTTGAATTGTACCCAATCCCAAGTCAGTTTTTATTAACTGCAACATATTTGGGTCGGTCAATGATGGGAATTTTAACGTTTGCGTCTTTAACTTCTTAACGCCATGTGCAACTAATTGATTGCCGTTGTATTTAAACTCCCATGCCGGCATGTCCCAAAAATAGTATTGTTGCAAATAAACGAAAGCAACATACGCATTTTGCAAAACATAACTGACTGAATCTATAACAAAATTGTAATACGGCAATTTATAAGATTGCGGACGTAACGTTTGAGTAACAACGACGTCCGAAACATCGGCCATTGTCAACTCCGTATGCGTTGTCCCATCATAGATATTTAAACCAAACCATTTCGCCGTTGGATATGTCGTCAATATCGACACAGGAGAGAAAGAATATTTTTGCTCATCGGTTAAATGGATAGTACCAAGATAATTACTGCCTGTATCAAAAACAACACATTCATAAAAGTAATAACCAATATTGTTTTGCGACAAACTTAAATTACGCACATTCGAAATTCTCATACTTAACAATGCAATCTCGCCGTCTGATGGATTAAATGAACCATCAATTTCAGAATATGAATAATTCAAATTCAGTTGCAACACGTTCTGTATATCCGAACCCGTTGCGGCCAACAAAACGAAACCATCCTTTGAAATCTCGTTGGGATTTAACAGAATGTAATCAATATCGGACGTAAATTTCGAAACGTCTATTTGTTCGATGTTTTCCGGATTGACATATTTTGAAACAATATCAATCGGGTTGCCGTCAAACAATTGCGTAACATCATCCATCCATCCGAATTGATACCTACACGCCATTTCCGGTTTGTCATATTGGAATTGCGAAGTTCCAAACGCCCATTTTTTACCGTTTCGCGTTACTTGTTCAACGGTCAAGTCACGGCCGACAACTGGTGTCCCGGAATAAGAACCGCCACGGCGGAAATATTCGATATGTTCAATTCGAAATCTGTTTTGCTCATCCACAAACCAATAGCAACGGAAACAATCGCGCAACATATCCAGAACCACTTTCAAAGTAATTGGGGCCTTTTGCGCCGGTTGGTCATAACCCAATGAAATCACGTTTGACTTTGGAGTTATGAATATGGACTGGTTGATGCCCAACAACGGATTGTTGCCATTATAGAAAAATCGCGAGTAGTCCGGGGTTTCAAAATGCGTCAGATTTGGCGCGATCTGTTTCAACAAAACCGAAATAACGGATGCTAACGGGTATGCATCTCGCAATGTGTATTTTTTTCTGAACTGACTTTCAACATACCAATCCGAATTGCTGAAAGCAAACCAAATCGATATTGCGCCCCAAGCATTTCTTGCGACAGGGTAAAACTTTTTTATACTTGGTTCATCCGGCGAATCGTAATATATACCCGGTTGATATATTCCCCATTGTGTTGGCGACTCTGAAAAACGTTCAGAAAACCAAATCCTATCCGGGTAATTGTATCCGACAACACGTCGGTAATTCCTGTTGTTTTCTACAATGTCATTGTCCGGAATCGGATGCGTGTTTATTCCAAACGCACTATCAACATCGCAAACATAACGCGCATATACTAGCATATCGTGGATATAAACCGAAACATCCCCAATCGCGCCAGTGCCTGCAACGGGAGACAATACAACGTCTTGCGGCGGAACTTCAAGGTTGGCCTCACAATACCACATCCTCAAATTGTCGGAATTCCTTACAATTTCGTAGTAATAGACATAATCACCCTCTTGTAATCTTCTATCATAACGTAATGTATATTTCCCGTTACTCATTTCATAGAATGCCGTTGTGACATCTTCTTTTGTCATCATGTTCGGCAACACGGGTGACATTGTACCGGATATTTCGGCAATGCGTATCGACTTGTTGAGCGAGAAAAAGTATGTTTCTGTCAATTCTTGAAAATTGGTTACAGATTCGCAACTTTGCTCCCACCACATACCGGAAAGGAAACAACCGATAACCGTTTGGCCCGGGACGTAAACTTGGATCATCGGGCGTTTGTCAAGATTGATCGGGAAAATTTCCGGGGCCAACTCTATTAAATTGTATTCCTTTTCCAATCCGGCCAAGACATCCGTATATTGGTCAACCACTTCTGGCGTCACCGTGACATTCTTGTTGTCTTGGTCAAACTTGCAGTCTGTTTTCCAGAAGTTCCCGGACCAATACAACGTCCATGATGTTCCGGCGTTGTAAGATATATAAATCTTGATGTCAAATTGCGTGTCGAACTGTTGTGTCGCAATGAAATCGTAATCATCCCTTACAAACGTCAATTTACCGGACAATTTTGCCCGGTAAAATTCTTCGTTCGTCTGCAACTCAAAATCCTTTGCCAGATCGTCACGGTAAACGGGGAAAGCCTGTTGTTCGTCGCCACCGTCCGCCGCCAATGTAAACTTGTATATCGGGTTCATATCGATTAGTTTTTGTAAATCTTTCGCGTCAAATTCTTGTAACGGAAAATGATATTACCATTCCCGTCAACGTATTGTGTACGGTCCCCCTGTTCCCGGATTGCCGCAACGTCCTTTTCCAATCCGGAAACGTCTGTTGAACCTCCAACCAAACTTATTGCGTAACCGTCCATCGTTGCGTTGGCGCGTTGGTATTTGTCCGCAAAAGTACCATCATTAAAGGCATTTATGACATCCGGGATCAAACGGCCATAACGACGTGAATTGCGTTTGTTGATGACGGCAAAGTATTCGCCACCCTCCGCGCGTCTGCGTGTTCCGTCCGGCTTCGTACCCAAATCAATGTCGTTTCCGCTTGCATGGCTACCACCCTGCAACAATTCAACCGTACCATGTCCGTATTGTTCGGTTTGCGCCGTTACTTGTGCGGCCTTGATCTTTGCGGCAAGGAACGACCCCCACATTGTCGCTATTGCGGTAATGGCCAACCCGGGGCCCACGATTGGAATGCCGCTTAATGACGACCAAATGTTTGCCGAGGCCGTAACCAAAGACGACGCTTGCGTGATGCTGTCGATTGCCGACTGTGCCTTTTGCGCCTTTTGTTTTTCTTTCAATGCCGCTTCTTGGTTTTTCTTGGCCAACTCCAACTCTTTTTGCGCGGTTTCAACCTCGTTGGCATAACCGGCGTTTCTGGCCTCAATTTCGGCATCCAAGGTTTTTTGCGCCGCATCAACCTGTTTGTTTGCAGCATTGACGGCTGCTTCAGCGGCCGCATTCCACGAATCGACCAATGATCCAACTGCCTCTTTGATTGAATCAATAGCCGTGTTCAACGCACCCTGTTGTTCCTGATCCAATCCGATACCCAGCAATTCATACAGATTATTGTACGGCAATCTTTCCGTTTGCTTATCGATGGCCGCAATTGTGTTTTCAATGTTTTTGCGTTCAACTTCTGTCATCTTGTAACCGGCGGCCTGATCCAATTCCAATATCTTTTGCAAACGCTCTTTTTCCATCTGCAATTGGAACTGTGTTTTTTGGCGTTCATTCTTGTCAAGCAACGAGAATTCAGACGCTGCCAATTCCTGTTGCGCATCAAGCAACATCAACGCACGTTTTTTGGTTAATTCAGTAGTTTGCTTTAATATTACGGCATCCCATTTTTTGTTTATGTCCGCTTCGCTTTGGCGCATGTCTTCTGCCAATTGTGCGTTTTGCGCCAATTCGATTTCTCTTTGCTTTCCCAGCAGTTCAATCGACAAATCAACTTCATCCTGCGATCCTTCACGAACAGCGTCCAATTGTAATTGGATGCGGTCAGCCTGAACGCTCAATTGGTCGGCTGTGATCTGGTCTTCCAACTTCAACAGATCCTTTCTGTACTGGTCGCCCAACAACAACAGGCGGTTATACATTTCGGCGATTTCCTTTTCTGTCAAATTACGTTGTGTAGCGATGGCGTTTGACAGGTCTTCATATTGCCGTTCGTACGATATACGAAGTTCGAAACGCTGTTTTTCTGCACCCTCCTCCATCAATGCGATTTCGACGTCTTGTGTCTCCCTCCTTGCCGCCAAATCACGCGCCGTGTATGCGTTTTGAAGATCTTGCACGTCACGGTAATATTTTTCCATGATCAATTTCATTTGCTCGTTCAACTCTGTACGAGCCTTACGGGTAAGATTGGATTCTGTCTTCAAACGCAACTTTATGTCTTGTATCTGTCGTTCTGCATTTTCTCTTAAAATGGCCATTTCACGCTTGTACGAATCTGCAATCAACGCCAGTCTCGCGTCTTGTGTCGAACGAAGGACATCCAATTCGGTTTTCGCTATCTGTTGCCCCTCTTGCCTACGTTGTGCCAACTGAATTGCTCGATCTTTTGAGATTTCAGCACCCTCCGTTTTCAAATCAACGGCAATCTGTACCGATCTGCCGTAATTGTCGATTTGACCCTGCACCGCTTCAATCGCATCGTCAATCTTTACCTTTTCGATCTCTCCATCCAAATCAACGTCAACACGAATCTTGTTTCTCCCGGCTGCTTGTGCCGCTTGCAGTTGGTAAAGCAATTCCTGTAACTGCTTCAACTTGGCCCTGTTTGCATCCTCTTGGGCCAATTCGTTAGCATAGAACCCCATCAATTTACCATGTGCCTTGACACGTTCGTTGTATATTTTATCCTCGATTGCCCTTGTTTCAGAAAGTGATGCTTTACGGGCCTTGGCAACTTCAAGTTCGTTTTCCAACGCTTGTATTGTCTCGTTGTTTGCACGTACGCTCTCCTTCGCGACAGAATCAAGATAATCAAGATATGCGGCCATTTCCTTGTTCAATTCGGCCTGTTCTTTTGCCGCCTTGCTTGCACCAGACGCAAAGGCGATCAATGCACCGACAACGGTAACGAGTGCAATTGCCAACAACACATACGGATTCGCCGACGCAACAAGATTGAAAATCCTTTGCGCTGCCGTTGCTCCAGCCGTCGCCGCTGTATTCTTTGCCTTCGCCGCTGCATCCAACTGTTCCGCTTTCGTCGCTGCCTTTGTCTGGATGATACGAATCCCGGTCATTAGGTTGGATTCCTTTTGCAATGCGTTTTGGATGGCCGTGACACCGCTAACGATTGCAATTGCTGAACCGAGTTTTTTCTGCATTTCCTGTGCATCGTCCGAAGATGTACCCAACAATTGCGTCAACCCGGTATATGCTGCGAATCCACCGGACGCGGCAGATGCGGCACCCATGACGGTATCCAACGCCCGTGTGTCTGAAGCCATCGCCTTTACTTCTGTTTGTGCGTCCATCATGGCATCTTTCAACTGACCGGCACGCTCGGCCATTGCCCGATATTCTTCTGAATTCTGTTCGCCTTGCGATTTCAAATAGGCCATCTGTTGGATCAACGACGTTAATTCTGTCTTCAATCCCTTGACAGCATCCGCATAGTTACCGACATTCAACTGGTGCTTGCCGGTTGCCTCCTGCAAACGCTTCATTTCCTCATAGATGGCGTTTGTTTCTTGCTCCAACGCCCTACCTTCTTCCGTTCCCTTGCGTTGTGCGGCTGACATATCGTTCAAACGAATCTTGTTCAGTCTGTATTGTGCTGACAGCCTGTTATATGATCCTTCCTCTGACGTGATGATTTGAGTAATTAGTTTGTCGATTTGTGCCGACTCCTTTTTCGCGGCCGATGCTTCTGCGAACGCCTGTGTCGCTTTCCATTGTGCAGACGTGACATCCCTGTATTCTGCAATCAGTTTTTCAGATTGTTCCGTCGCCAATTGTATTGTCTTACGCTGTTCCTCTGTTGCGCCGGAAACATTCTGCATTCCTTTTGCGATGTCGGCGGCTGCACCCTGAATCTTGCTTTTGGCAGCGTCATATTTTGTTATCAGTTCGTCCAATTGAGACAATAACTTTGTTATTGAATCGTCTGGCATGATCAAATCGCGGTAATAAATTGGGTTCGGGTTGTCCATCTTGTTATTTTTTTAAAAAAAAGCCATATAACGGCATTTCGTTTGTCAAATGATAAATTATATATCCCAACACATCATCTTTTCATATTGGGCCGTTTTCGCGCCCTTTCTGCCTGTTTTGCCCTTTCCTTTACGAAATCGAACGCGTTGTAAAATTCCAAAACCGTGTATTTCTTCGGTTCGACGTGCAATTGCTCCGACAACACCAAGCAAAGATTTTCGAATTGTCTTTCAAACTGTATCTCCACACCTTCTGATCCCGTAAACATCTTCGGATTTGAATAGGTAATTAGCGCATTGGTCAACTTCGAAACAATCTGTGATGCGCCGGGGTCCTTTTCGCCGGCAACTATCCCTTTCAAGATTTCCAACGTGCGCTTTTTCAGAATGTCGTAGTATTCTTTCACTTCGGAATCATTGAACAGGGCCGGAAAATACAACATCAATTCCCCGTCAATTTTTTTTTTGACCGCTTCCAATTGGGCGGTCAATTCTTTTTCCGGTACGTCGTTCAACGTTTCAGTAATGGCGGCCAACGCATCGTCGCCAATGTCCGAACAATCCTTGCCGTCCAATCTTGTAACCAATACTGCGAACGCCCGGTGTTTGGGTGCCAACCCGTTTTGTATCATGAAAACACATTGCCGCAAGTTTTCCAATTCCTGTTGCGCTTGTTCCTGTTTGTTGGCCGCAATGAATTCGCGGACCCTTAACAAGCGTTGGTCAAATGCGGCCATATCTGAACCAACGCCGGCATCGACCAACAACAACTTCTGGTACTTGTGGAAACGCACAATCGGCAATTCCTCGATCGTGTCGTAAAACTTGACTTTGTGTTTTCCTATCTGGGCCGTTACCATAATTCCCGGGCGATTAATGTTGAACAAAAGGGTGCAAACATCAGAAACCAATCATGTGTTGCAACGCACAAAGATAATGAAATTGCGACGCACATCCACCATGAACAACAAAATTTGCAAGTGAAAAGTTTGTGCAAAAAGTCATTCGGCGCGTGGACCTGAAACCATTCAAGCCAATTCCATTTTGCGGCCAATGCCAACAGGAATGCGGCCGTTAAACCAATGACCGCAACCCAACATACAAATTCGATTATCGTACACATAATTCCGGATATTCCAAAATACCGTCGAACCGGAATCCGGCATACGGGTGCATTAAAAATTGATTGTCAATTTCACTCAAAGAATAACCACGGTAAATATTTTCGGCACGCTCATAAATGCGGTTAATCGTGATCCGGCCATTGTGCAACCTCCAACCGGCCCGGCCGTTCAACACATGCAAGATGTCTGCTTTCAATTTTTCCGTATTTCGGTTTGTTGCCGAATTGTAAACCCTTGTAAGATCAAACCAGAATATCAATCCAAATGGAGAGTGCATTTCACGCGCCCACACACCCGGATCGATGGTTTGTGGATCGTCGATTTCAAAGAACGAGAAATTGCCGATTTTTGAATCCGGCGAAACCTCGATGTAATCATTGGGGCCGTGGCCGTTCCACCCGCCGCAATAGACGTTCGGGGTAATCACCCGTTTCCCGTTTATGTTCTTTGAAAGTCTTTGCGAACGTCCAAACGCCGCATCCAACCATGTTATGTTTTCAATCAAACCGGTTTGGATTTCGCCAATTATTTCATCCAACATTACCGGATTTGGAATTATCGGTGCATTAGTTGCCATAAAGTCGCGTTCTTATATCGTGCATCAATTCATTATACGCACCCCGTTCGACGAAAACAACCATCCAATTTGACATCATCAAACCGAACGTCCGAATGCCGTATTTGCCAATAATCTCTTTTGCATAACTTGTTGTCCCGACAACCCCGACGGTCTGGGCGTCGAATTGAACGCCAAGTTCGTCATGGAAACGCCCGTTGATGTAAAGGTTGGGCGCATCCGGATTGCGGTTTGCCGCAAACGGGTAACTTAACCCGGATTGTTTCCAAGCGGAATAACGCCGTGCCGATTCGACACTCTTAAAATATCCGGTTGGCTTCAAATCCTCGCTATAATATGGGCGTATGTCTTGACCGTTGGATGCCAAGCCGGAAAACAACTGTTGCTTCTGCAAGTCCAGAATGTCCCCGGGATGCCTTACAATGGTATCGCGGACCAATTCTCCGGTCTGCAAACCGTCGTTCACTCCAACGACACGCGCCAACAAGTCATTTAATATTCCCATATTATTTTTTGCCGTTTTTTCGGCGTTTAACAGGCGTTTGTTCGAAAAGATATATAATTTATCATCCCAAACGCAAAAACTCGTTATTCGCCGTTTTTTACAATTTTAATCACACCGTGCGATATTTGACACCGTGGTTGTTGCATTGCAAACAAATACGGTCCAATCCTCTGGTGTCCAAGGACAACGCCCGGTATGCCTGTTTGAGTTCGTAACCCAACCCGCTTGCACGCCCTTGTGGTGCGCCGTCCAATTCGTACAACAGTTCGTCGCGCGTCACGTTCACTTGGTTCCGGTTAACTCGAACGTCCGGGTTCATTGCGATTGTACGCAACACATTGGCCGCAACCTGCTTTTGGATCACGGTTGCGAAAATCTGGCGTTGCGAAATGATAAAATCGGTAAGGTCGCAACCCACCGAAATCTCGACATTCAAACCGTAATTCATCGTGTTTGTGTAACCGATTTTTCCGATGTCGAACATTTCCGGATATTCCGCAAAGTCCGCCGGTGCATGAATTCCGAACGGCGATACCTGCAAATATTTCGTCATTTGCCGCCACGATTCGATGGACCCGCCAAGGCATGTTTGACACGGATCAACCGACCAATCCTTTGAAACGTTCAAAGCCTGCATCCCAACGGGTAGGTCGTTTTGGTTGTAGCAAAGGAACCACGCACCGCCGGAATCGTTGCCGTCGCCGTCATGTCCCGGGATATATGGCAAGTATATAGGTTCAGCCGGCGTGAACCATTGGAAACCGCCCTTAGTGTTGGTAAAGTCAAGTTCGATTTCCCGCATCGGTGCCACTTGGGATGAATGGAACAAATACAACTTGACCTTTCCGGTGGCTCCTACCATTTGCAGACCGATTCGTTCAATCTTGGTAGTTACACCCATTGCCCGGACCGGCACGATTTCAAAACCGACAATCTTCCCGGATGGGTCGATTGTGGCCTGCAACCTTGCGGCCCCATCAAAGAACGTCCGGCGTTCCAACAGATTGCGTGTTTCTTGCTGCAATTGCTTTTCCTGTATGAATGTTTGAACAGCCGTGTTGATCCCGTTAACGGTCAATTGACGCACAAAATCGGAAACAAAATTGTATAGTTCCCAAATTTCTGGGTTGTTTTCTGGGTCCGCGCCGGAATTTGCCGATTTTGCACGATACACGATGTTTTTGTGCTTTACCTTTGCACCGGCACCGTATGCGGTTTGATTGTCCCAATTCGGATATTTGAACAAATAATCGTCCGGCATGATCGAACGAACATTTGTCAACGTACAAAGCGGGTGCGCACCTTGGAACGTCAACCCGCTTTCGCTTTTGCACAATTCGTCGTCAATCTGGTGTTGTGGGTTGTAGTCCTGTTGCCAACCGACAACGGGCAACAACGCCGTCTGTATATCTTGCAATCGTACCATCTTATTTTACTTTTTACCGGAAAAGTATAATAACGCGTTTTTTATTTTATTCAAAAAACACGGGGGCGGGGTTGTTGTTACCCGTCCCCGTGAAGACATAAATATGGAAAAATTAGAACCTAACCCTGTACGGCTTGTGTCATAACAGGGTTATCCTCTCCGTTGACCACCTCAACAGGAGTTGCAAACGGGTTGGCGGTGCCGGGGCTTGCAACCTCAACTTTGATTACCGGGTTGGCTACGGTTTCGGGATCACTGTTGTAAGCGACCAAAAAAGCGATGTCAACCGAGAAACCGAAGTATTCCTTGACGTTGCACACCATGTCAGCGGATGCGGCACCGGCGATGGCGGACTGGTCGCCAACGGCGGTGTAATAGTGCGAACCCACAGGCAGATCGATGTACGGCAGACGCACAACATCCCATTCGTGGAAATTGGCACGGGTGCGGCTCAAAGCCTCGCGGTCAACGCGGGTAAGTACACCAACGTTTCCGTCGGCAACGACGTAACCGGTAGCGAACTTGCCGGCCTCGTTGACGATGTTGTTGGTATAATGGAACACCTTGTTGTCGTACTCCATGCGCTTGTTGACATCATTGTAGATGTCGTGTTCGGCCATCTTGCGTACAAGTGAATCGAACCCGGCACCACCAATCACATGCAGCATTTCCGGATATGCGTTTGCACGCTGCATTGCGTTCATGTCGGCCAGAAATTCCATGCGGGCATTCCACGGCACCTGCACGGAGTTGGCGGTTACGGTGTAATACAACGAATCCTTGAACACTTGGGTTTTGTTTGCTTCAAGTGCGGCGATGGCTTGGATGTCCATTGCAGTAGCAAGGGCGCGGCAAACCTTTTCCATCTTGCGGGCAAAGTCGTGTTCGTACGAAATCTCGTTGTTACGGTACAACTGCGGAACCATCGTGAAACCGACGGCAAGCGTTACCCAATTGACGGTGTACAATGCGGACGTGTTTTCATCGTCGGCAATGACACAGGAACGGACGTTGGAAACGGTCACGTCGCCGTCATAATTGATAACGGGGATTTGAACGGTGTTGCCGATCGATTCAAAGGCACGGTCGCGCAAATTGGGGTTGATGATGGAATTTGCGGCGTTGGTCTGTTCAATGAAGAAATCCAATGCGCCGTATTCCAATGGGCGGGCCATATTACGGTCAAATTCCGGGTTCTCGACACGCCAGTTTTGAAGTCTTGTTGCGATAAGTGACATACTGCGTAATGTTTTTAATTGTTAATATTTGCCGGATTGACCCTTTACCCGGTGTTGATTGTTTTATTTATTTGATCGGCAATGCCTTTAACACATCGCGGTTCTCTTTCCACGCGGCCGACATTGCGTCGTTGAATTCTTTTGATCCATTGACCAAACCTTGTTGCATCAGTTGTTTTGCAATGATTTCGTGCGCTTGGTCTTGTGTCCTTGCGCCGGAAATGTCAACGGTCTTTGATCCGCCGCCGTTTCCGCCTTGGCCACCTTGTGTCCCGGCCCCGGTCTGTTGGCGGCCATCTTCCAAAACTCCCATCGCTTTGAGTTCGGCTGCAATAAGTTCGGAGGCCGTGAACGGACGCAAGTTGTTTTCCGGGTTGCGTTTCGGCGTACCGTTTTCCATGAATGCCAAAACTTTCCCACCGTTGCCGTCGTCAATGTATTCGGGGTTCATTCCCTTTACCTTGGCGATGGCCTGTTGCATAAGAACAGAAGTTACGGATGCGGGCAAATCGGCCTTGAACTTGATTCCGGATGTGGCCTTTGCAAACTCGCCGTCAATTTTCAAACCGAACAATTCTTTGGCATGATCCGTTTTTGCTTTGTCAAATTCGGTTTTCAATTCGGTGTATTGCTTTGTAACATTGGCCAAATCAGCCTTTGTTTGATCAAGTTGGCGTTTTGTTTCTACATCCGCGCCACCTTTTGCAATCACGCCTTCCAAACGGTTTTTCTCTTTTTCCAATTCGGAAACCTTATTTTGCAGTTCGGCGGCGTTACCCGCTTGGCCCTTGATCTCGCCAATAACACGTTTGGCGTAATCATAGGTTTTTTCGGTGCCATTCTTGGCGATTCCGGAGGCCGCCAAAATGTCAGCGTCCAGACCGCCGTAAATCTCGCCGGTCTTTTGCCCGATAACGGCCGTTTCGTCGTTTCTGGACATTTCAACAATTGCGTTTTTCTGTTCATCAGTCAACGCGGCTGTTGATGCGTTGGCGTTCAATAATTCGGTTGTTAGTGCCATAATTCTTTCTCCTTGAATTTTGGGTTTGTCAATTTACTTTAATCGCCCGGCAACGTTATTCGTTTTTGGCGCGGCGTCCGGGTCTTTTAGGTGACTGTTCCTGTTCGGATTCGGTTTCCAACTCTTGTTCCTGTTCGGATTCGGTTTCCTGTTTTCCAGCCTGTTCGCGCTTTGCAAGTTCGGCGGCAACGGCGGCGGCAACGGCGGCATTGAACTTTTCTTCTTCCTCTTTGGCCTTGGCTGCCTCCTGTTCTGCTTTTGCCTTGGCTGACTTTTCCTGTTGCTCCTTGATCCATTTGTTGGGATCATGCAAAATCGTAACGGTGTAACCCTGTTTGCGCAAACTGTTCAAAACATGGGTTTCGAACATCTTTTTACCAAACTTCTGGACACGCGGTTTCGAAACGCGTTCGCCCGTCTTTTGGTTATATTGCACAACCTCGATCACGGCGTGGTAAACTTGTTCCTCGCCCCTCGGAACAATGTAATTTTCCGGCGTCAGTTTTTCAATTGGGGTGTCGCGCCCGTCTTTTGTAATCATACGTTTTTAATTTATTGTTAAACTTGTGCCGGTTCCGGTTTCTGTTCATCGGCATATTTCCGAAACTCGGCCATAATTATGTCAATCTTTCTATTGTACGGTATCGCTTCGCCAAAGTCCAAAATGTTTGTGTTTTCGCGTTCGAACCTGCGCACAAAATTAGGAAAGTTTAATTTAATACGCAAGTCCTGTTCCGAAACAAGGTTTTTCGCAAACAATTCGGACACCTCTTGACGCGACATGTGGCGCAACGGTTCAAGTTCTGCCAATAGCAACATGCGGCGCAATTGCATTGGATCATTCCTGTATTCGGTTTCGATGATCTGGCGTTGCATCATGTCCAACTCGGCTTCGGATGCGCCAGAATCCTTGGCCGCCTTATAACGCTTGCGCAATTCGTCGGCAGAATACAAATAGAACTCTGTACCGTAATTGATGTTCGCTGAAATGAAATAACGGCCGTAACGCAATTTGCAAATTGTTGAATCGACCCACTGTTGGGCGGCTTCAAATCCTTTTTTAACTCGCATCAGTACCGTTGTAACCGATTCGAAATTGGCTTGCACCTGTTGTTCGTTGAACGCATCGCGATTGGTAACGATTTCCTCTTGACCGACGACGGCCGTAATGATTTCCTCGCGCAAACGCTTTTGTTCCTCAACATTGTAATCCAATGCGTCTCGGTCAACATTCAGAATTTGGACCGGGTTTCTCAAATCCGGTTGGTTCTCATCAGTGTTAGGCACCGGGATTTCAACAAATGATCCGGCCCCGATGATACGTTTGTTTCCGCATTTCGGACAGCGCAACAACAAACCGGCCATGTCCAACCGGTAATGGCCTTGTTTGTCGCGCAAAAAACCGCCGTCGCAATAATCGCCGTTCTCTGCATTGGTAAAATCGCAACTTTGTTCGTAACCGGACAAAATGGGATATGCGCCCATCAAATCCAATTGACGTTTCGAAATGTGGAAGAATTCAAACCAATCCAACGATTCAAGTTCGGCGGACAACGGGGATGCCTTTACGTCTGGTTCATCCAACGAAATAGGCTCGTTCCAGAAGAAACGGGCCGGGCAATAACCCAAATCGTGCGGTGCCTCGACTTTTGGCTCTCCCTTAATTGTCCCGGTGTGCTTTTCATCATCCCAAACGCGATATGTTTCATCATCCAAGACAACGATTTCGTCACGGCGGCGGAACACAATGTAATCCATTTGTCCCGTGGTCGGGTCTGCCTTGTATGTAATCACATCGTCGATCGGCAACCAATAAAAATATGGTTCTGGCAACTCTGTTTTCTGTTCCCTCGGCAAATCAACAATTAGAACGGAATTGATTTCGGATTTGAAAAACTCCCATCCCTTTGTTGACCAAACTTCGGGTTCATTCAACTTTGCGATTCTGAATTGCTCCCAATCGTCGCGTTGTGCGGAATTGATGAATTGATAATTGAACGCCGGGTTGCGCCCGTCGAAAATACGGCTTAATTTGTCAAAGCAAATTTCCGTTATCTCGTTCGTTTTGATTGGATAACGGAAAAGTGCTTTAAACAAAACAAATTTGTCGTGCGGCAAGATGTTTTCAGCCATTGCCAAAAACTGGGTCAATGGCAAAGAAATATACGGTGCATTGAAAGACGTAACGCGCTTGACCGTGTGGAACTTGATGCGCATCTGGTGCAGTTTCGCACGGCTCAATGTGGCGGAACGCTTATTTTCCGCTATTTTCTTTTGTATCTTGGCGACGTCGTAACCCATTGTTCACAAATTCGTATTTACTGTTTTTCGGCAAATGCCAACCGCCGTTATCCGGCATGATTAAAAGCCTTTCGGCATGGGACAACTCAAATTCCCGGGTAACGCCATTTGCTTCCAACGTTACCGTTGTAGACTTGGCGTTCATGTCATGCGGGAATTAAGTCGGTTAACGGGTTAAAGTCGGACGGTGTGACGATGGCCAGATCGTCGGAATAGTTGTCCGGGTACATCCACGAAATTGAGTTCGAATCCTTGGCGTCGAAATTGCCGTGGATCAGTGAACCCACGAACAGTGAACGAATCGGAATGGGATAGTAAGTGCTTGCGGCATCGGGGTCCTTGACGGCTTGGATTTTCCCGTTTTCATCGAACAGGAACACGCCAAGGTTACCGGCGGCGGCTTCGCACTGCAATTCCTTGATTACCTTAATGACGGACTGCGGAACGGAACGCAACGAACCGTCGAATTGAACGGGGTTGCCTCCCAGAACTTGGGAAATGCCTCCAAGATCGTCGTTACCTCCACCGGTACGGCGGGCGTCACCACCGGAATCAGCCGGGGCGTTGATGTACGGGGAAACTACAACCTTTGATCCATCGGCGGCGGTCAGCAGCGCGGTCCAAGTTGCTTTCAGTGCAATATTGTCCACGGCGGGCGTACCTGTCGAACCTGTGATTGAATTACGCGTTCCGTCTGCCTTGCGTAAACGCTGGAACGCTACTTTTTGAATTTGGCCGAAGTTCTCCGAGCAAACGACGTTCGGGATAGTCGTAATTGCAGCGGCGGCCGGGCATTGACAAATAAGTGACATAGGTTTAATGTTTTAATTGTTGATACTTGACGGCTTACCCTTGGCCGCTTTCGACTGCAAATATACTTATTTTCTTGAAAAATCGCATCAAAACGATTTTTTTTTGAAAAATGTGTAATTATTCAATTTCTTTCCAAAACTCCGTATAATGGAAAATTTCTTGCCAAATCTTGAAAAATTAGCAAATATCAATGAACCCGGACCCCCCTCGTTGTCGCATTGTATGGTTTGGTACTGCCATCCGCAATCTCCTTTTCGTATATACCTGTCAACCCATCCGCGTCATCATCATGCGTGTTTGCATCGAATTTCCGTAAGAAAGACGTTATGTGATCGTGGAATTTCTTGTATCTTGTTTCCCAACCGAACGGCATGATGATATGTTGGTTTACAAACGGCGCATTGGTGACTATCCTTGATTCCTTGTTGTTGCTCTGGTAAAACGCAACAGTCAACGCCCGTACTTTCTTTTTTACGACCTTCTCAAATTGAGATCCGCCGTTGTTCGATTCTATCCACGCCTTCTGTACGTTGTTAGTGTTGATCAGTCGCGGTACCGTTACCGTTGTAACATCCGTCGATTCGTCGGTAAACTCAATATCGGTAATCAAAGCAAACAACAACGGCTCCATCCGGTGTTTCGCCTCATTCCAAATCTGGCTTTCTGAACGGTAGATGTCGTATGAGGCAGCAAACAGAAAATCGTCTCCCTCATCCGCTACGTCCACATAACAACCCGAACGTATATACTTGCCCCATTCCGATTTTTCAACCCAAATCTTGAAGGGTTGGTACAACTTTCCTTCTGCATTGCCCGGGTCGCCTTGGTACAGGCATTGGAAACCGACAGGATCCAATTGCTTCTGCGCCAATAGTCTTTCCAACGAATGACGTTCGGGCCACAATGCCGTTCCCGGTTCACGATCGTCTATTTCGGTTGGATTTCCCGTCTTGATTGCCTCGAAGTTGACCAAAATCCAATCTTTGTCCGGAACATTGTCGAAATCAGACCATTTTTCCGCAAATATCACATTTTCGGTTTCGATGATCTTGCCAATTATGTCGTCCGGGTGCCAACGGGTAAACACAATCAGTTGTTGCGAATCGTTATGCAAACGGGTTCGTGCAACCTTTGTGTACCAATCCCACGCCGTTTGCCGTATCTGTGGGGAATTGGCTTCGCTTGCATCTTTATATAAATCGTCAAATATCATCACGTCAACGGTTTTAGATGTCAATGAACCGCCACGACCAACTACGCGCAAAGAACCTGTGTGACCAACAATTTCGAACACATCCGAGTTTCGCAAGTAGTTGTTTGATACCGTTACCACATTGGAGCCGTTCAATTGTGTTTCCGGGAATATTGCCCGGTATTCGTCCGAATCAATCAAGCGTTGAACGTCACGGTTAAAGTCCTTGGCGATTGTTGCTGCATAAGAGCAGATCGCTATCTTTAAATCCGGGTATAATCCGAGCATGTTTGCAGGCAGGAAACGGCTTGAACCTTGGGAATTGTGTGTTGGGACCATTTCATAACCGGCTAAATACAAACCGCCTTCAACCTCAATGCAATTTACCATCGTATTTCCGACATCGGTTATGGATTCAATAAAGAATCTTTTTTTATCCACGCGGTCACCGGTTGTTTTATTATCCACCCTGTATTGTTTGCGCGGTATCTTGAATATCGGTTCGCCTTTATCTGGTTTGAATGCTATTCGAACTTTTTGCCCGCAATCGCGGCCGTATAATCGGGCCGTATATGAATGTCGCGTTGGCTTATATCCCAATGAACGCAACAGGCAATAAACATCATCGGCTAATTGTCCGGCTTTTTGACAGAATTCGCACGTTCCGCGTGTATCAACACAACCGTCCGTATCCATCAAACCACGTAACAATTCACGGCGTTGTTCAATTGATGCGCACAAATATTGTTCCGGGATGTGTTTGTTGAACAAAAGGTTTAATCGCTTTAAATCTCTTGTTTCAAGTCCGCGCAAATGAATCATATTTGCCGTGTTTGTTGGCTTTTGTGCGATAATCAACGGGCGGTAACATTCCAAATCTTCATTTCCACAACAAACCCATTTGTCGCGTTTATTTCCATCGCCTAACCATACGCCCAATAAATACGGGTCAATCGGTAATTCTCGTTCGGGGAATTCAACTATTGCATCAGCCGGGATAAATGGTGCGCGTCTGTGACGTTTTTTGAATATGTTTTGGGTTTCGGTTATTTCACGTTCGCGGCCTTTGTGGTGGTTGTGGTCTGCAAATATCCACCATTCGTGTTGTCGGGCCGCAATAATACTGAAACCATCCGCAAAATTTACGGATTGCGATTCGCAAAGATATTCGCCGGAATTCCATTTAACCAACTTTGGCAACCCATCCGGTCCAAACACATAATCATCGCCCGGTATCAAATCAACGTGTCGTTTCCAACCTTTTGTCGTTAATACCGGCGTTTCGATAAACAACGCTTTGCCATGTTGCGGCGGCGCCTGAATAATAAGGTTTTTGATCTTCCTTTTTGCGAACAAATCCAACACACGGTAATACGATCTGTGAAACGGTGTCGCTTGGAACTTGTTGTCCATGTATTGGGCAAACCACAATAATTTCCTCCTCGCACCCTCCTGCAAAAACAACTCCGGGTGTTCGGTCAACATCCTTGTTATTTGGATCGCATCCATCATTTACCGTTGATTGCTTCAATGACTTGCGCAAGTAACGAATCAGGTACGTTTGATAAAGATATTCCGGAACCCTTCTGTTCAACGTCGATCTTACCGTTGACATCTTGCGAAATCCTGTTTTGCCAATGTTCCGGATCACGGTTGCACAATGCGAATATAACCGCCGTGGGGTTTGGCAAAATCTTTTTTGTGGTACGCGATTGCTTTTTGATGCGGGGTGCATCGGGGTTGTTGGGGTTCTGTTCGTATTCCGTTTTGATTTCCTCGTATTCCGTTCCGTTTATCAAAACTTTCAATGAACGTTCCGCATCGGCCAATATGTCTTTATTCAGCCATTCACGATATACGGATTGGGCCTTTTTAACCAATTCGGAAAATTCGGGTTTTTCTTTCAACCATTTGTAAAAGGTATCTTGATGTAATCCCGCCAATTCCGCCGCGTGTTTGTTCGTTTCGCCGCTTTCAATTGCATCGCATATAATTCGCACCCTGTCCGGGGTGTATTGCGGTTTGCGCCCTACCTTTGCCATATTTTATTAGTTTAGTTCTACAAATGCGTCTAAATCGCTTTGCGTATATTTTATTTCCTTGAAATTCTTTGCAATATTTTTGGGATTGCCTTTATAGAAAACCAATACGTTTTGATGGCATTTACCAATTTTACGTGATTTCATATATTTTCCAACCCTTTGCGGTAACGTCCCCAACGATTCAACCAATACTAATTCATTATATAATCTTACACCCTCATTGCGGAAAATGCTTTTAACATCATCGGGGAAACCATAATAAAAACCCTCTTTATCCCTAATATCCCCCACCACAATAACCGCAAATCTATCCTCTTTTAAACATTTAATTGCTGATATAAAAGCATTTTGCAGTATTGCAAGAAATTCCCCGTATGAAGATTGGTTGCTTGCATCGTTCGGTAAATCGCTATAATTTTCCAAATCAAAATATGGCGGACAACTGAAAAACAAATCTTGCGATTCGGGTTCAAAGTATTTTCCAACATTTTGGCCATCGTCACAAATATATCTTGCATTTGTATTCCGCATTCTTTGGTTGTTTAATTCTACCTGTTCGGGCCTTATTTCAATGCCTGTGAACTCCATTCCCAAAGTTGATGCAATAAAACCAACTGCACTATCCCCCGCAAAACAATCAAACACTTTGCCGTTTTCAATATTAAACCATTTTAATATGATTTCAGCCAAAACAGGGTCAAATATAGAAACGCCGTTATTTATTCCGTTCATTAATTCCGCACTTGATAAACATTGTTCACGCGATTCGCCGTTGTCGCAAATAACCGCTTTCCACATTCGTTTTCGCTCCATCCAGCCCCCCCCCGTGTATTCAATACAGTAAATGGTGGTGTAATAAACGTCTTTTCCAATATACCTCTAACACCCGTGTCTTCGCGTTGTTTTTTAGGGTTATCCCAATTCACGCCCTCAACGTTCCAACCCTGTAATTGTTCCTTTCCCCACGCCTGTAACTTCTGTTCATCCCAAACGCCCGCGTGGGTGTTGTCCTTTATCAGTATTTCATCTTCCGCCGCTTCATCCAACCCGTGCAAAAGGATTGTTGGAACGAATGTCAATCCCAGCAACTTGGCCGCTTCCGAACGGCGTTCGCCGCCTATTATAACCAATTCGCCCGTCCTGTCACTTAACAGGATGGGACGTGCTTCAAAGAATGTGGGATTGCTTTTGATGGATTCCGCAAGTTTTTCAACCGCTTCTTTGGTTGATTTGCGCGGGTTTTTAGGGTTCGGTTTCAATTCTGATAATCGCCGATACTCAATTTGTGCTTTTACGCGAATGTCCTGTGACCGTTGATTTTCTTCCATAACCGTTTGGCAATGCTATTTTGTTTTGCCGCAAAGATAATCAAAATTTTCTATAAATTGAGATACATGCCGGGCCGTCAGCTTTTACCGGCAACTCGAACTTGATACAGGCGGAACTCCACAAATCCGTCCAAGTGCAGTACCAACAATCGCCGCACGTCAATTGTTTTGGCTCTTTTGCCACTCCTTCAACCTGTCCTTGATTTCCTTTAATGTCCATACGTCGGGATTTTTTTTTAGGAACTCCATGAATTTTTCACGTCCTAATTTTCGGTAGATCGGAACAACGTCCTCCCTGCACAAATCGCAAGGTTCTCCGGGCGGTATTGCAAAATCACGTCCTTGTTCATCGGCTTCATTCGAACATTCAAAAATATCCTTTCCATCCTTGTTGACAATTACATATTCGGTTCCTCTCATCTGAATGTGTCCGTAATGTCTTACAATTGACAACGGGGAATCAGACCAAAATTCCTCGGTCATTAAAATTGGTTCATATTCTTTAATGATTCAGTTTCAATTTTAGGGATAAACGCTGCATCTTTGCATTGGCCGTCGTAAAACTTGATCCGGACCAACAAACAATGCCTTTCCGGATCGTCCTTGATTTCAACCAACCGATTACCGGCGCGGCCCTCGACTGCATCCCATATCGCCAATATAAATTGCGGGTCGGTGTTGTTCCTGTAATCGACTTCAATAAAGTAATGGTCGCCGCCGTTTTGTGGTTCGCACGTCTGTTGCGTCAATGATTCGACCATCTTGCACAATTGAGCGTCAAATGCGGTCAATTTCTTTTGCCAATGTTTTTTCATTTTTATATGCCTTTAATTTTTCAGCCAATTTTTTCATCCTTTCACGTAATTTATTGTTTTCGTCAATTACGGATTTTTGCATGGAGGTTACAAGGCCATATTTAATATATTCAACGCCGTTTTCATCTTCAATATATCCGTATTCGGTTGGCTTCAATTTAATAACATCTTTCATTTCTTAATATGATTGATTTTATTTTGAACAATGTCCCATCCATCAGAACCCAATGCAATGTTGCGTGGATATTCTGTTATGTCATTTTTGGGAACAACAATGTCATACAAACCTAATTGTCCTTTTATGGGCATTTCGACTACCCGGCGCGGATTCCGCATCAACCATCCGTAACCCTTTTGTGGCCTGTCCTTTTCCGGGATGCACGTTGCATCCCAATCTTCGGGCGTGAATTGTTCAACGGGTTTTACGTCATACAATTCGACCAAACCACAAGTCACGCCGGCCAATCTTCCGGGAATGTCGTCGGGTTTCTTTGATGAACAAATAAGCAAATCGCCACGGTAATTAATGTTGCGTGTTCGCACCTCAATCGTTTTTTCGGCATGATATTCCCCATTTGCATCGCGGTAAACAACACGCGTCAATAAATCGGCATACGGTTGTTTGACCGTTAATGCCTTGAACATATCGTGTTCATCTGGGTTGTAGTCTTTTTTGTTTATTTGCATAACTTTAAATTTTACCACGGTAAATCATCGCCGTTGTTTTCCGGGGTTGGTGCCGGTGCGGGGGCCTGTTCCGGCTTCTTTCCCAACAATTCCATTTCCTCGACAATCACTTCTGTAACGTAACGAGTTTGTCCGGCATTATCTTGGTATGATCTGGTTCTGGATTTACCGACAATCAAAAGCGGCGTTCCTTTTTTAACGTACTGTTGACAAACACCGACCAATCCGTTTTGTTTGACAACGATGTTGTGCCAATCCGTGACGTCTGGAATCTCTCTGCCGTCCCGGGTGGTAAATCCGCGTTCGGTCGTGGCCAACGTGAATTGTGCCACCTTCCCGCCTCCTTGGAATTCTGTAATTTTTGGGTCTTGCCCAACGTTCCCTCTCAAAAATATTTTATTCATTGTATTTGTTTTTATTTGTTTTTAATCATCAAATTTAGGTCTTGTCAATAGATACAAGCATTTTTTATCTGACCATCCGGCCGCGTTGTTGAGGTTCTTTCTATCTTCGTCATTTACGAATTCAACCCATACACCGGATGTTACATTTTCGACAATGCGCACCAATCGTCCGACAATGTATTTTTTGAACTTGAAATATTCGCATCGCTCATTGATTGCCAAGACACGTTTTGTATTGATTGGGTGCGGTATTTTGGGGGCACTGACGTATCGTTTGAAATTCGCATTGGCGAAATCCTTGCGGATTGAGGTTCGCACGACTTCGTTCCAATCCTGTTTCATTTAACAATGGTTGCGTATTCTTTTTTTAATTGCTCGATCGTCAACTGGTTCGCCCGGTATATCCGCATGTTTTGACGGTCGCCGTTTTCCCAAACAGAATGGTGCGAAAAACACAGAATATTAACATTCCGGCAATCGTGTGAGGTTTCTGGGTGTGCACCGCGTGTCATTATGTGCGATACATAAGTTGCCGAATATTGATACAAAGGCCGCATACATTCCGCGCAAACATGTGGATAATGGTCCCAGCAAAACCGATAGAAAAGTTCGTTTTCTTCCGGCGTGTGTCCTCTGCCGAACAATTCACGTTGTATCGAAACCCGCAAATTGATTTCAACCGTAAAACGGCGGTCAACCAGAGGTTCGTAACCTCGTTGGCGGGCAAATTCGTACAATTCCCGGGTGTCAATTACAATCGGTTCCATACTACATTTCTGGCATGTCATCGCCTGCAACGCCATTGTCCGACGTGTCACCGAATAACGACAATTGGGCTTGTTTACCGTTAAAAAGAAATTCGTAAACTTCTTTCTTGATTAATTCAACAATTTGTTCCAACTCCTCCTCAAATCCGAAAGAAATTTGTCCCAACTTGATTCTTGGGGTGTTGAAACAGGTTTTTAAACCATTCGGGGTTTCAAAAACGGATGTAATGACAATGCCAACATTGTCAGCGGTGCCGGACCATGACACGCCGCGAACGTCGATCTTGTTGATCAGTTCTTCGCCAAACGCGCGTGCGTTTTCTTTCTGTTGCTTTGTGGCTTTCATTTCGCCAGATTCAATCAGCGTCAAAAACGACGTAATGTTAAAAACACGGGCAACAATTGGGCGCAAATCCGCAAACAGACCTTGCAAGTCCGGGTGGATGTCGCGCGTGACGTTTGCGTGATAATCGGTAATGGACGGTTCGCCACCAACAGTTTCTGTAATCTGGTAGTCTGCTTGCAATCCGCCATTCGGGTTCAACTTGACCTTTGACAAATTGAAGTTCTTTTCGCTTGGGGTTTGTAATTCTTTTTCCATCGTATTTATTTTTTTTCGGTTTCCGGTGCCGCCGGTACGGGGCCCAATACGCCAACGGCGATTTCGACCAATTTGTGCAAATCTTCTACAATTGCAAGTTCGGCGGGATTGGCCTTTTCCTTGCGTCTGTGCGCCAACCAATTCTTGGTGTATTCAAGATAAAAACTTGGCGTGTTGGAGAACGTTACTGTTTTAGATGCCATAACAATTTTTTTCGATTGGTAATTCTTTAACACCGATGAATTCAAGATTGATTCGTGTTTCAATTGCACGCGGTGTTGATTGTACATTGATTCTTACTTCGTTTGCACCGGTAGTGTTTTTAATGTTCTCGACCAGTGCGTTTAATTCTGACTTGTACTCTTTGATTTGTTCTTTCATACTTAAAAATCGTTTTGCTCCAACAACGCGGCTGCAACATCAGTTATTTTTACAAAATCTTCGATTTGAGCCGTTTTCGTTTGCTGGACGGTTAATATATCATTTTGAGGTTTTGCTTTTATAATTGGGCTGTTTCCGGCCTTTTCCGGACCCGTTCCAAACTTCTTTGCCGATTCAGATGCGATTGTTGCGGCTATCGGACTTTCATTCTCCACTTGCAGGTTGTCGTACTCCTTCAATTTCAATTGAACCAATCCACGTTCTACCAATAAAGGCAAACAACGTGCAACGGCTTTTGCATCCTCCAACGCATCATGCGCCGGATATGTTTCGCCCGGAAAACAACGCGAATACAATTCTTCAAGTTTTGGCCACTTCTTCATCCCAGATGGAGTTCTGGCATCAACCCACTTGTTAGTCGCACGCATTGTGTCAATTCTCTTTCTTTTGTGCAAGGCAGATTCAACATCGTTCGCTTCGTAATATTCCCGTCCTAACTCTCTCAATATATTAGCCTTGACAAAACTTGTGTCATAATAGATATTGTGGCCGCAAATCAAACCGGCATCGTGGCAATCCTGTATGAACATATCCACGACGGCGGCAAACGGTTCTCCGTGTTCCAACGCATATTCTGTGGTGATTCCGTGGATTTCGACGGTTTCTTGTGGTATTTCCCAACCTTCCGGCCGGATGATGTGTTTTTCTTCCTTACACCCATGAATCCATGCAAGTTGAACGATGTGGGGAAATTCCATGTAGTCAACGTCCCATTTGGCATGTTTTTCTGATAAACCGGTCGTTTCAGTGTCAAATATTAAAACATCATTAATGTCCATTTTTGGTATTTTTTATTTGTCTATTACAAAATCATTGTCTAAGTTTCTTGGATGCCATTCATAGCCACAATTCCTGCATAAACACTCTGTTTTAACATGGTCACCACCATCATCTTGCCCTTCCGCTGTGACAACTCCATCTTCGACCTCGAAAATGTAGCCCGTTATGTAGTAATCTACTAATTGGAAGTTCCTGCTTTTGCATCTTGGGCATTGCTTGTTTGTCATCTGTTTTAAATTGTTCTTGGATCTTCAATATAAACATAAAGATTTTCGGCGGCGAATTGTTTCAGCCATTCCAAAAAATCGGAAAAATCCGGCTTCGACATTTCACGCGCTTCAAGCAATCCACCACCAACACAGTCGTAACACGCCCAACATTGACTGCGCAACCACAAATCAACCTGCTTTTCTGTTTTACGCACGCCTGTATCAAGTAGTTCCGTTTGGATCGTGGGTACAATGTAGTTGAAATAATATGCCAATTGCAGTTCGCTTGATCCGGGCGCGGCCGCTTCGAATCGGATAACAACGCGCTCTCCCTTGTGTTGTGCAAACCATTCGTTCAACCTGTCCATCGGCATACGCAAACGGCCATCGGTTCCGATCAATCCGGATTCACTTATTTTTTGCGTTTTCATGTCAATTGGCGTTGGACTTGTTCAATAATTCTGTTTCCAATTCCGGGAATTCCTCAATGACATATTGCGCGACGGTCAAGTTGTAGGCTTGTTTCCCCAATTGTTCAATGTATTGTCTTTCTGCAAAACTCAATTCGGAACACTTTGCAAGCACATTGATAAACTCGGCAACAAACATGTCAACCGTCCAGTTAATGAAATGATCAACAACGTGCTTGCAAAGTGTTCCGAAT